AGCTTGCGATCGATCTCGGCTTCGGTTTCCACGTCCTGGGCGCAGTAGGCCCCAAGTTCCTCCAGCGCCTCGGGCGTCACCGCCGCCGAGACGTTGGGCGCGCTCATGGCGAGCAGCCTCATGAGCGTCGAATCGCCCTTGCGGTTCCGGAGGCCGAGCACGTTGGCGAGATTTTCGAGGCCGGCGGGCAAGCTCATGGCGTTGGCGCGCGCCATGGTGCAGACTTGCTGGCTGAGTTTCAGCTCTGGCCAGCTTGGAAAGTAGGTCATGGACGCCGAGCGCCCGCTCCGGCGCAGTACGTTGGCCCACACTAACCGTTCGAAGCCAGCGTTATGAGCGACTATAGGAATACCGGCAGCAACACCAGCCAAGAAGTTGATGAGCAAGGGATATTGCTCGAATAGCTCTTCTTGGCTTTTGAGCGTCCAATGCCAACCTAGAGGCGTCCGGAATCTCTTCCAAAGCTGCACAACAAAAGTAGGATGAGAATCTAACTTTACGCCGAATAGGTAACAGCCTGTAGCAGGATGGCGGGAATAATTCCAGATTCCATCTCGGATTAAGTCTACCCCGCCAACAATACGTCCGTGCGTCTCGTTAGATACTTCTCGTGGCTGGGCGAAAGTCTCGAAATCTATATGCGCGCGAGAAGGAATGTACATGGCAGGCTCCTTCCCGCGCTGACTGCTTAGCCGCTAGACCGCCATCCCCATGCTGCGCCGGAACGCGATCTCCTCTGGCGACATCTGAGGTTGTGGAGCATATTGCGGCTGGTACTGCTGGACCGGCTGCGACGGCATGAACGCCCCCGGAGCCATCGCCAAGCCTGCGCCGCCCATCGCCTGCCCCACAGCTTCCTGGCTCGGCATGCCCAGCTCTTCGGCGCCCTGGACGCCAGCGAAGGCGACTTCGGGAGCGATGCGCGTCGCGCCAATCGCCTCGTCGTCGGCGAACAGCAGGGCGTTCATGAGCCCCGCGCAAAGCCGGGCCGGCACGTTGTCCTTCTTGTTCTCCTTGGAGATGAACATATTGAAAGTGACGATACCCCACATGCCGCCGTAGACGCGCTCCTCTTCGTGCTCGCCGACGTTCACCAGCTCGCCCGCGGCGAAGCGCCGCACGGGAGGCTTGCGGTCGGTGCGGCAGTTGAGGAACATGCAGCCCGAGGTGTAGCCCGAGGCCGGCAGCTTTTCGCCTTGATCGTGGAAGGGCGTCAGCATGCCGGAGATGTTCGAGGGGATGTTGCCGCTGACCGTCAGCTGGCTGATCTGCAGCTTCTTGTGTGCGGCAATCAGCCGCTTGCCGCAGTCGTAGAGCGGAGCGAGGTTGTGGAAGGGCGTGAACCAAAGCGCCGTCGAGTAGGAAGGGGCCTTGCTGGCGTCCTGGTTGTTGGCCTTGGCCTTGAGCAGATTGGGGTAGGAGAGACGGACAACGCCGGAGGAGAAGATGGCGCTGGGCTGGCCATCCTTGCCTACCAGCTCGCGGAGCGGGTTGGCGAGCACCTTGGACTGAATCCATTCAGGAGTCATGCGCGTGTCGTTCATGCAGGGCATACTAGCCTCGTGGTTTTGGCGGTTTCAGGGTTTTTGAGACGGGTCTGATCAGAGCCGTCATTTCTGGAGAGTAGCCTCCAGCTTCAGGGAAGTCTCCCCAAATCAGTTAGTTGACTCCGCTTTCGCCCGGCCCCACTGGCTTCTGCAAATTCACCTCTACGAAGGGTTGCTCCTCGCCGTGATTAAACGTTGCCACGGCGCCTATGAAGCTCACCACGGCCGCGGCGATAAACGCGCCGAAGATGAGGGAGCCCACCAGCAGCAGAGAAGCAAATTCGATGGCGTGCGCCGCGTCCATTTCACAAGTTGGGATCATGATTTCCTCCGGAATTTCACAAGTTCGTAGGTGATGACGCGCCGGAGTCCGAGCGCATCGGTAATCGCCTTGCCAGGGTGCATCTCGCCGCGCATCACCCGGCCCGCATATGTGGGACAAATCCCATAGCGCCGTGCCCATGCCGCATGGCTGCCGGCGTCTTCGCAAGCTTGGGCGAGCATCTGACCAACTTCGTCTTCGGTCATCAGCGCCACCAATCGTCGCCGCTTGGCCATTTCAGCACGCGATAGATGACGTAGCTGCAGAAAACTAAGTATATGCCTAAAAGGATCATGCTCATGCTGCCCTTCCTTCCACTTCCTCCGCCTCGACCAAAAACCTGGCCAATTTGACTCTAGCAACCGCCTCAGATCGATCGCTGAAGGTTCCAAGTTGCCGCGTTCTGCCTTTGTAGTGTACTTGCGCACGAAATTTACCGCTGCGCTGCTGAACGCAAACCCCATAGACACTTGCATTTCCGCGATTGCACGCCTGTTCATGCCTCGTCGCAAGCCTTAAGTTGCAAGGTCTATTATCGAGAGGGAACCTATTGATATGGTCTAGCTCTTGCGGCGGCCAGATGCCTTTCACCAAAAAGTAAATTATATGGTGCACGCGCAGGATGTATACTTTACGGCCGCCGCAACGTATCCGTATCGAATGGCATAGATAGCCTCTGTCATTCGGGTGTATGCTGGCATAGGCACCATTTCTCAGCAATAAGCCTTCCCGGCTAAAGCTATATTCTCTCCTGAGCCTATCCAAGATTATATCTGGGGGCTTCTTCGGCGTGTGGTATTTCATCTGCCCTGCACCTCTTCGGCACCCACCACAAGCAGGTTATCGAAAGCTATCGCGGCTGCCGTCTCGGCAGAAGGTCTAGGGTCCGAATCCAGAACAAGCTTCATAGAACCGCTCGGCACGCGCTTAGTAAGCTTGGCAAAATCTGACCAGATTATCTCGTCATCAAGCTCCGGGTCCGATTCCTTTAGCTTGATAATAGCTGTCTTGAGTAAGTCTTTGGCGGCTGTAATGGAGATAAGAGATTGGGGCAATACGTGGTTCGGCGAAATACGCGCCAAACGCCATAGCTCATTGGCAATAGCTACCTCGTCAGCATCCCACGACAACCGGGCATCTTCGACCACCACTTTGCATCCAGGCAACGGAAGCTTATGAGTTATAGCCAGCTCGTTCGCAATCTCTTCTACACCTTTGAGATAAGCTTTAACGGCCCACGAGCCAGCGAAAGCCTCTCCTACTTGCCGTAGGACGGAGGGGTCGAGGTCTTTTGGCGGGACTCGCTCCCCGCTTGGGTCCATCCCCTTGACGAAAAAAGGGTCGGGCTTCACCGGGTCCGGGTTTTTCTTGGACTTGCGCGGCTTGGGCGGCTGCACGAAGGCTATCGGCAGCGCCGCGCACTCAGGCGTCACCGCTTCGCAGATGGCCACGGCGCGGCAGTGGCGGCAGCGATCGGCGCGCGGGCGCAGCATTGGCGGCTCCTGCTTGGCCTCCTCCACGGCGCGCACGATCTGCGCTTCCCATGCTTCAATCACATCCATGCCGCAGGTCCAGCTCTTCACGCCGTCGCCGCCGGGCGCCAGCGTGAAGTCGCGCGGCTGGATGACCACGAGGTGGACGGCGAACACGGCGAATTTGAAATGGCGCGCGGCAAATAAGGCGTAGCAAAGGAGCTGCGGATTTTCGCGGGCGCTCACCGGCTGCTTGCCATACTTGAAATCGCAAACCCACATCTGGAAGGTGACGGGGCAATAAAGCAAGATGTCGAAGCTGCCGCCGACGCCGGGCATCAGCTCCAGCTTGATCTCGGAATAAACCTGCAGCTGCGGATACAGCGCTCTCAGCTTGTGGACGTATTCCAAGGCTGTCTTGACGCCGGCGCGCATCTGCTCGTCGCGCACGGCCGCCGTGGCGAGGCGCAGCCGCCAATCGCCTTCGCCTTTGAGCACGGCTTCAAGGACTTCGTGAGCCTGGGTGCCCTCAGCGGCCGCCGCCGATGACGGTTCCGCTGGCATCTTCTGGGCCAGCATCGCCGATCCAGGGCACCCAGGCTCGCCAGGGTAGCCCGCCCACCGGAAAGCAGAGGACGCGGAAAAAATCTCGTGCTTTCGTTCGCCGTGGGCGGGACTACTCATTTCAAACTCCTATGACTTACTGCTGACGAATTATTGTGGGCGGCGGTGCGCTGCCAGCTTCTCGTAGATGGCGCCGAAGTGGTGCGGCTGCGGCAGCTGCGCGGCGCTGTAGCCGTATTCGCCGTAAATCCGCAGGATGCCGGCCGGATCGATGCAGCGCGCCTCGATAAGCTGGCTCTGCAGCGTCATCAGGTCCTGAAAGGAGATGGACGGAGCGGACTGCTGAACAGGCGCGGCTGCGGCCTGCACCAGCGGCTGGGCCTGTTGAAGGTACTGAGGCGCATGCTCGACTTGCGGTACGGCGCCGGCATGGCTTCCATTACCCAGATGCTGTGGGTGTGGCTGATGATGGGTAGGGACGTGCTGGTGAACCGGCGCCGCCGTTTCCTTCGCGAATGTCGCGTGATGGATGCCGCCGTGGTGCTTCGCGAGGAAGCCCGCGAGGAAGATTGAAAGCTCATGGAGGGCCTCGGCGTTGGGGACGTGGATTTCCACGGTAAGGGGATGCTGCGTATGGGACATGGAGACTCCGGGAGGTTTGGGTTACTTCACAAAAGCAGGTTAGGAGAAGCGAGGTTTATACCTCTTTGGTGATGCCGAGAACGGCAAACATAGAAGCTTTCTGGAACTCGGTTCGAGCCACAGCCAGTTCGCGGGCAGCGTGCGGATGCGTGGCGGCGATCTCCTCCAGCTTGGACAGCCAAAGGACGCCAAGCGCCTTGATTTCGTTCACTTCGCGCAGCCCCGAGGGATTGAACTTGAAACGAACGTCGTCCTTCGCCTTGTTGGAGCTTGCGACGCTGAAAGAGAACGTCTCGCTGGATATGGTAGCGTAGAGGGTCATGATACCTCCTGGGTTAAGACTACATCTGCCGAAACGGCTTTGCGCGGAGTTCTTATACTCCTATGCGGCAGGCGCCGCAATCATATTCTGCCCGTCTATTTGGAAAATCGCCTTCACTTTGTCTTGCACTATTCCAATAATATTCTCGTCGAACGATCCTGCCAACGTGATAAACTCCGCTCTAGTGTGTTTTTGCTGTCCAATTCTATGAATACGCTTAATAGGTTGTGAGTTATCCTTGGGCGTGAAGCCGCTTTCCAGCATGAAGAGATGCGAGCCGCGTGTCAGTGTGATGCCTTCGCCGCCGGCCTGGATGTTGCAAACGATGCCGTCGAGGCTGCCATCCTGAAAGCCGTCCACGGCGAGCTGGCGGCGGCGCTCGGTGACGCTGCCGTCGATGCGGCCGATCTTATAGCCGTGCTTCTCCAGTGTCTCCTGGACCATCTTGATGACGTTCTTGTGCCAGGCGAACACCACGGGCGATTTGAGCCCGGCCCGCATGAGGTCGATCAGGTAGTGGGCAAAGGGCAGCGCCTTGGCCTCGCCGATCAGCCGCCGCAGCTCCATGACGTGCACCGTGTCGATCAGGTTGAGATTGCCGCCATTCAGGGCCGCGATAATTGCGTCGTCAAGACCAGGGTGGTCGCGCATATAAGCTGCCACCTTCGAAGTCTCCCCATCGAGATAGGTGTTGCTGACAAGAATTGGCGGCAGGTTGAGAACGCCAGTCCTTCGCAAGGAAACAGTGCGAATGATGTCTTGCAGCTCTTTTTGTTTTTCAGGACGCACTGTTTGACGTGACGAATAGCGGCCTGGCTGGCTGTGAAAGTATTCGTTGGTAAAAGCGTGCCGTTGCATATTGCCTAGGCAGCCGCAAAACTTGAGGAAAGTGTAGATATCGAGCGGGTCGTTGGGGATAGGAGTGCCTGTAAGTTCCCAAACGTGCGAACTGAATTGGCAAATGCCGCCAATACCGTCGCAATCTTTGCCTTTCAGAGCTTTTGTTCTCTTGGCATCCGGATTCTTTACTTTATGGGATTCATCAATAATGATGAAGTCCAAGATACCGCACTGTTTCATGATGATCGGCTTCCAGCGCACGGCCATCTCATAGGAAAAGATCAGGATGTCGTAGTAGTATTTCAGCCAACTCATCAGGTCTGATAGGTCGTTGCCCTTGCGGATGCGGCGGCCAGGGATGCGGGACCATTTCTGGATTTCCCGCTTCCAGTTTTCCTTCAGCGTCGAGTTGCAAATCACGATGCCACGGCGGGCGTTGAGATGGTCCAGCGCCGTTATCGAAGTCGCGGTTTTGCCAAGGCCCATCTCGTCCCAAAGGCCGAAGCGGCCGTGGCGGGCCAGGACTCTGGCGCCTTCCTCTTGGTGCGCGAAAAGTTCGTCTCGGCGCGGCTGGAAGGGGGCGTTCATTTTCAGCCCCGCCACCCTACATTACGCTCATTCTCGGCGTCGGCGCAATCCGCGCAGAGGTGCACAAGCACCCCACCCTTTGTCGCGCCGATGAGGTCCGAAGATGATCCGCAGTATGTACAATATGGCGCGCTCTCAGCCGCTATCATCGCATCCGCGATGTAGAAAGCGGTCGATGCAAGGCCGCGCACGTCGCGCGGCCGTGTGCGATACGCCGCCAGCAGCCCGACAAGCGCGCTCCTGGCGTAGCGCTCACGCGGCGTTTCGTCACTCATTTCTTTGCCTCCATTGAATATTGGCCATAGGCCGCCAAAAGCGCCGCCTCGCAGCGGCCATCAAGCAGACGCCCCCGCGGCGTCTTCCACCTTGCATCTTCGCCCGGAAACATGTTCTGCGTCCGCGTCAGAATGTCGCCATCCGCCGTGCCCACCTTCATGGTCCGCTTCCAGACAACAGGCACGGCCAGCTCCATGCGGCAGCCGAGAATGTAGCGGGCGAGCTGCTGCTGGCCGCCGGCCGTGGCGCCGAATGTAAAGGCACTGACCGTGCCCTGCTTCACGCCCTGTTTCATCATGGCGCCAACCTTCTCGAAGACCAGCAGCTTAGGCCCGTACAGCCGGATGTATTCCAGGACGTTCACATATTCCGGCCAATCCATGGCCGTGCTGTTCTTGGCGCCTTTGGTGGTCGCAATCGTGGGCATGTCGAAGATGTCCAGGATGTGCGGCGGCACGCCTTGGACGAAGCTCAGCACCGCTACCGCGCCGTGCAAGCCCGGATCGGCGCCTACGACAATCATTTGGCGTCCGTCGCGAATACAAGCGCCTGGGAGGTCTGCTGGATGATCGACTGCAGCCGCTGCAGCTTGCCGTGCATGGCCGCCAGCAGGCCGTTGGCGGCGTCCTTGCCCACCACCAGCCCAGGGCCGGCGATGCCGTTGTTGACGTTGCAGGAGGTCGTACCGAGCGCTTCGCCAATCTCCTTGGAGGTCATCGAGCTTTCGTCTCGCAGCTGGCGGATGAACTCGGGGCTGAAGTGAACGCCGCCGCTGGTGATGGCGCCCTTCCTTACGCGGGCGCGCTTCTCGCGAGGCGGCAGCGGCTCCTTTGGTTCTTTCGGCTCGCGCGGCACTTTGGGCGCTCGCGGTATCTTCTCGCCGCTGACCAGCGCGCGTTGGGTGGGCGTGAGATGGCTGGGGCCGGCTACGGCTTCGAGCTGCGCCCTTAGCTCCGCATTCATCCGCGCCACCTCCTCCTCACTATACTTTGGCGCGTCGCCGGGTTTTGGCCAGTCGCTGTCATCGGCGACGATGCCGAGCATGGCGAGGCGCTGACCCGGCTTGTCGCGCATGCGCATGATGCTTTCCACAATTTCCGCGGCGGCGCTAGCGGCTACCCTCTGCCGCAGCTTCTGGTCGGCGGCGAACTCCAAGAGGTTCGGACACTTTTCGTCCAGCCATGCGCACATGTCTTCCTCTCGCGTTCCGGCGGAGAAGACCAGCTCGAAATGCGGCGTGAAGAATTTGACAAAAGCGGTTTGGAAGCTGTCATCCCACTGGTCAGGGTCGCCGCCAGGAACCGCGGGCCGCTGGCCATGCTGCATGGTGAACAGGAACATGTGGGCATCCACCTGGCTCTGCAGCCACAAGGTGATGTTGTGATTGCCCTGGTCGTATATTTCCGCGATTACCCGCTCCTGCCACCTGTCGGTGCCTGGCCGGAAGCTCCAGGCCGCTTTCAGGATAGACGGAGTGCCGCCTGCGAATTCCACCAAATTTTGCGGCGTGATATAAGACGGCAACGTGGAAAGATCGACCGTGGACATCGTTGATTCTTTCATGGGTGAGGTTGGCCTCTGGAGCAGCTTTATAGCGCCAGGATGTTAATAAATCCCGAATTTGCAGGCGTTCGGGTGCGAGGGTAGCCAGATCGTTTTGGCTTGGCAATACCAAATAGGCACGTCGCGAGAAAATTCCGGGGATGGCTTTTTGAGCTTGACCGCTTGAGCGTTTTCGCTGTTAGATCGGCTATGCGTTCAATTCTGCCGCCGTCAAAAAAGCGAATAACTCTGCACCAATACCGGGCGCGTTACGGCGTCACCTACACCCACCTCGCCCGGCTCTGTGAGGTCAGCCCCGTGACCATGCGTAATATCGCCAGCGGGTTTGCGCGCCCTTCGGAAGAACTGGCGGCACGAATTGAAATTCACACTGGAGGCTTGGTGCCCGCGGCGAGTTTGCTGGCTAGCAGCAAGATAGGAAAGGTTTAGGCGTATGCCTAGAGGACGGCTGCCAGGAGCAAGAGCGCGAGCTAAGCTTTTGGGCGAACGCTTATATATGCCAGAAGCTCCCTGCTGTCACGGACATCTGACTTTGCGGCGTACAAGCAACGGAGCATGCCTTGCTTGCGAGAGGCGGCGCGATAAACAAAGAAGTCAAAGGCGGCATCAAGAACGGTATCAGGCAAATCCAGAAAGAGAGCGGCAGCGGGCAGCATCTTACCGCCTAAAGAATCCAGAGAAAATAAAAGCCTACGATAAAGAGCATTATGCAAAGAATGCGGAGCGGGAAAAAGCAGATTCGAAACGCTATCGCGAGCTTAATCATGAGCGAACTCTGGAAACCCAGCGGCTGTGGAAGATTAACAACCCAGAAAAGTGGCGCGTAGCATGGACAAATGCAAAGTCTCGACGCCGAGGAGCAGAAGGAAAATTCTCTCAGCAGGATGTTATCGACTTAATGACTTCGCAGAAAGGGCAGTGCGTATATTGTAAAGAAGATATCAAAGCTAAATATCACATAGACCATATCACGCCTATATCAAGAGGGGGAACTAACTATCGCAATAACCTGCAATTGTTATGCCCCTTCTGTAACATCAGCAAGAATAACCGCGATCCGGTAGAATACGCGCAATCGAGAGGGTTTTTACTGTGAGGATACTTATAAGCGGAGGCACGGGCACTTTTGGGAAAACTGCATCCCGCATCCTTCTGAAGGCTGGCCACACCGTGACCGTGATGTCGAGGGACGAGCAAAAGCAGGAGATCATGGCGGCCGAGCTGCCAGACCTCCGCCTGTTCCTCGGCGACGTGCGCGATAAGGACCGGCTACGGCTGGCTATGCGCGGCCAGGACGCCGTGTTCCACGCAGCGGCGTTGAAGATCGTGCCCAAGCTCGAATTCGACCCCATCGAGGCGGTGAAGACCAACATTTACGGCAGTCAGAACGTGGTCGAGTGCGCACTCGACTTGGGCACGCCCAAGGTACTGTTAATCAGTACTGATAAGGCGACAGACCCGTGTAATTTATACGGAGCCACCAAGAAAGTGGCGGAGCACCTGTTCCGCGCTGCCAATGCGCTAAGCCACGAGGGTCGTCCTGCCTTCTCCGTGCTGCGCTACGGCAACGTGTGGGGCAGCCGCGGCTCGGTCATCGAGGCGTGGGAAACGGCGGTGCGCAACGGAGAGCAGCCAAAAGTCACCGATCCGCGCATGACGCGCTTTTTTATAACGGCCGAGGACGCCATCCAGCTCGCTATCGATTCGCTCGACGCGATGACCGGCGGCGAGCTATTCGTGCCGCGGATGCGCGCCTACAAGCTGGCCGCGCTGCGCACCGCCTTCAGCGCCACCTATCCAGGCGTCACCTTTGAGAGCGTCGCCATTCGACCTGGTGAGAAAATCCACGAGGCTTTAATCTCTTCTTATGAACTTCCGTATACGGTTGCTGCTGAGAAGTTCTTCTGCGTTGGTGACCACCCCGTCGAAGGGATTGGCAAGATCGCAAGCCGGTGGTGCAGCTCGGATCAGGCAGAGGAGATGAGCATTAGGGAACTTAGCGCGCTCATCAAGCAGCGCAAGAATGGAGCAAAAAAGTGAAGCACACCCCCTCAAAAGCTTTCGAGATCGTCAGCGAATTCGAAGCTGCCATTGGTGAATACACAGGCGCTCCGTCCGTGGTGGCTGTCAACAGCTGCACCATGGCGCTACGGCTGTGTCTGGACTGGCAACGGGCACAGGGAATACGGCCCACGGTGACGATCCCCAAGCGGACCTACCTGTCAGTTCCGATGCAGATCAAGAAGGCTGGCTTCAACGTCGCTTTCCGGAATGAGGATTGGGAAGGCTATTACCGGCTTGAGCCATTCCCAATCTGGGATAGCGCCCGCGAATTCACCTCAAGAATGTTCGATGATTATCGAGGCGAATTCGACCAGACGGCTTTCGTCTGCGCCTCTTTCTACAGCGGCAAACCACTTAGCTTGAAACGCCACCGCCTGGACGAAACTGGCTCCCATTGCGACATTGAGCAGGGCGGAGCCATCCTCCACAACGCCGGGCCGGAAGCCGACCACTTTTTTCGTGCTATGCGCCACGATGGCCGCATCGAGGGCCAGTCAATATCGAACGAATCGGTTAGACTGCTAGGGCACCACTGCTACATGAACCCATCCTCGGCACGGCTGGGCTTGAGGCTTTTGGCGCATTTGCCCAAGCACAACCCGCCGTTGCTGAATGACGACTTCCCCGATTTGTCAACTTTCGAGGTGTTCAAATGAGCGATATCCTCTCTTACGGAGCTATGGCGCTCCTAATCATATTGTTTATTGCGGCTTTCAAGCACTTTTGAGGTATTCAAGTGATTGACTTCCTCAAATTCGCCCTCGGCGCGCTCGGCATCGTCTTCACCGTGGAAACGCTCATGGTCGGCGTAGCGACTATCTGCTCCATTCCGTTCTAAGCCCAAAAAGGAATCCTCCAATGGAAATCGCAGGCCGTGAAATCGGAACGCATCTGCCGCCCTATGTCGTCGCCGAGATTGGCGCGGGGCACGACGGCACGGAAGGTTCGATCCTTGAACTGATGAAGTGCGCCAAGGAAGCTAGCGCCGATGCTGTCAAAATCCAGGTCTACAAGCCAGAGGATCTGACGCTCGACAGCCCGCTCCCGGAATACCAGCTTGAGAGCGGCCTTTGGCGTGGCAGGACCCTTTGGGACATCTACGAACGCGGCCAAATCCCCGAGAAGCTAGTCCCCCGTCTTTTCGAGGGGGCCCGTAACATGGGGATCACCCTGTTTGCTTCGGCATTCAGTACGAGGGTGATCCCCATGCTTGAGGGTCTGGGCTGCCCGGCCTACAAAGTGGCCTCGGCCGAGATGAACCATACCGAGCTGCTGATTGGCCTGCGAGATACGTGCAAGCCGATGATTATCTCCACAGGCATGGGCAATCTCATCGAGGCGCGGACAGCTCACGCCGTTGTTCAGGAGCATTTCGACGATGATACCGCCATGCTCCATTGCGTGGCCGAGTATCCTTGCAAGCCTGGGAATGCCAACTTGCCGCGCATGCAGGCCATGCAGCGCATGTTCGACCCTGACCTGGTGGGCTTATCTGACCATACTCCGGGCAACCAAACCGCCGTCGCCGCCGTCGCGCTTGGCGCAACCATCATTGAGAAACACATCGCCTTCGCCGGCACGCTCGACGCCGGCTTTGGACTGCGCCCGTGGGAATTCCGCAGCTTCGTGAAGGCAGTCAAGGAAGCTTGGGACGGCTGCTTTACCACGCCCGCGGAAGACGGCGCATCCAGCAAGCTCCGGCGCTCGGTGCGCGCCACCGCCGACATCGCCGAGGGAGAAATTCTCACGGAGCAGAACATCGCCGTGCTGCGGCCGGCGGGCGGAGCCAACCCGCGGGATTATGCGCTGATGCTGGGCGGTAAGGCTCGCGCGGAAATCCGCCGCGGCCAGTCTGTGCTGCTTTGCGTAGTAGAGGCGGAGTAGCCAGTCCCGGCTAGAAAAGCAGGAGGTTAAGATGGGTAATTTCGAGAAGTTTATAATGCTGCTTCTCTTAGCCTCTATCCCAGTCTGCGCCGGGATATTGAGCTATGGCGCTATCGAGTACTACGGCTTGGCAGAACAGGTTAGAAATGTCGCGCCAACAGCTCGAGCTTACGCAATTGAATACCGCGGCTGGCTAATTGGTGGTGGCATTCTCTACGCGCTGATCCGCGGCAGCTTCTACCTGTGGAGCCTCCATTTACACACTATGGCGATAGCGTCAGCCTTTGGCGTAGCCGAGCTTGAGTTGAACGGGCTTATCAAGAAATATAAAGGCCAGGGTAGCCGCCTTCAGCGAGTAAAAGAACGCAGCGAGTGGTATCACGACATAGCAAAGATCGCACCTGCGCCAGTCGGTTTATTCGGAAGAGCTGATCCGTACCCGAAAACTGTCAGCGATGATATTATCGCTTGGAACGAGAAAGAAGCGCAGAGCAAGAAAGCAGCCCGCGGTAACGCCGTGATGACTGCGTATCTGCTGGCGCTCCTTTACAAGGGTTCACCTGGCAACGTGCAACGGAAACTAAAGGCGGAGCTTGCGAGAGGCGGCAATCCTTACGTAGCTCCGGGAATTGACTATTTGTCGAAGCAGAGTTGGCGTTGGGTTGAATATGTTGTACGCAAGCGCGGGTTTCCTAGGAGTTTAGTAATGAAAAGCGGTGATGGTTATAAATACAATTGGGATGTGATCCGAGATTTAACGCAGGAATAGGAGGATAACATGCTTGAGGAACCTACGGAAGGCGACGAAGCTTTCGAAAATTGGTTTGGGATTCTGCTAATCTTGGTCTCTGGGGCGTTCATGCTATTATGGTTGCCTTGGCTACTTTCCCAAAAGTTTGGAATTCAAGGGCTGGTAATATATTTTGCAGTGATCGCAATCATAGTCTTGCCGCCTATTTTACTGAGAAAGCGGCTGGCAAGACTTGACGAGCGCGAGCCAGAGGATGGTTCGAAATGAAGCTGAAATATTGCACGCGGTGCCTGTACCCGCACATCAAACCCAGGCTCGACTTCGACGAGCACGGCGTCTGCTCGGCCTGCCTCGCCTTCGAGGCGCGGAAGAATATCGACTGGGCGGCGCGCGAAGCTGCGTTCCGCGAGCTGGTGGTGCAGGCCAAGGCGCGCGGCGGCGTCTATGATTGCGTCGTGCCAGTGAGCGGCGGTAAGGATTCCACCTACCAAGTCATCAAGGTGCTCGAATACGGGCTGCGGCCGCTCGCGGTCACGGCCATGACCGATCACCTTACCGAGGTGGGCCGGCGCAACCTCAATAACATCTCCAAGCTCGGCGTCGATCATGTCATGGTGCAGACGGACCAGAAGCTGCGCCGGAAACTCAACCGCCACACGCTGCTGACAGTCGGCGATATTTCTTGGTGCGAACACGTCACCATCTTCACCGTGCCGATTCGGGAGGCGCTGATCCGCGACATCCCACTGATACTTTTTGGTGAGAACCCCGAAAACGACGTGGGCGGCCCGTTCGAGGCGCAGGGCACGCATGAGATGACGCGCTCTTGGCTGGAAGAATTCGGCGGCCTCAATGGGCTGCGTGTCAGCGACATCATCGAGGAAGGGCTAGCGACGGAGCAGGAGATGTTCCAGTACACCTATCCGCCCGAGAAGGTGCTGCTGGGCTTCCTCGGCGACGAGGCGCGCACCAAAGCGATGTTCCTCGGCTATTATTTCCCTTGGGACGGTGCCGAGAATGCGCGGATCGCCGAGGAGCATGGCTTCGACCCGTGGGGAGTGCCGAGCGGCGCATGGCTACGCGGGGAAAACATCGATAACGAACAGACCGGAATCCATGATCGGTTGATGTATCTTAAATTTGGCTTTGGCCGCACCACCACGCAGATCGGCCATGCCATTCGCCGTGGAACCATCTCGCGGGAAGAAGCGCTTGCTCACGTCAAGCGCTTCGACGGGGAATACCCCTCCATCTATGTGGACAGCTTTCTTCAACACGTATTGGAAGAAATCGGCATGACCGTCGAGGAATACGACGCCTGCGAGCGGCGGTTCATGAACCGTGAACTATTTCATGTTAGAGATGGAGTTATCGAGCCGAAATTTCAACCAGAATAGGGGGTTACTATGACAAACGTGAAAGTTGGACCTTGGCGGATGACGCCGGAGCAAGAAGCCGCCATCACCAAAGAGGCGGCTGTGGATGGCGCGCGCGGGCAGCTTCCCCGCGGCCGGCAGGCGCTCGAAGAGTGCGCACCGATTTCGAGGGATGCTCTCAAACGCCTCGATGCAATGTTAGAGGCGGGGCTTAAGAGCCGCGTCAAGGTCGCTGCGTTGCTGGATACTCTCCGCGGCGAGGACGTGCAGCCAGGGGCCGTAGAGATCGGCACGCAAATACAGAAGCTGCTCGGCGGCCATTACAGCATTGCGGAGGGCCTGCGCGGCTTCTCGGCCATCGTGTCCATGATGTATACCTCCTCGGGAGTGGACCTGGACATGACGCCAGAAGAGGTTGCCGAAGTTATCCGGCAGCTTGTGCTGGGCGACATCAAAACAGGCATGTCACCCACTTCTGGGAAATAGGTGCAACCATGCTCAAGACTCGCGTGATCCCCGTCGTTACTTGGGACGGCCTAACCGCCGTCCAGACCGTGCAGTTCAAAAACCCGCGGTCGATTGGCAGCTTGCAACAAGCACTTAGCGTCTACGAGCGCCGCTGTTGCGACGAACTGGTGGTGCTGGACATCGCGGCAACTCCTGAGCAGCGATCGCCAAACCTCGCCGCGGTGGCAGGCATCGCCAGCGAGATATTCTGCCCACTCACCATCGGGGGCGGGATTAGCCACAGCTTGCAGGGCCGCGATATCATCAAGAACGGCGCCGACAAGGTTGTGCTGGGCCGGTGGGCCAGCCCAGAGCTGGTCTATGCCTGCGCGCAGAAGCTGGGCAACCAGAGCGTCACCGTGGCGCTTGACGCCCAACCGCTAAGCGAACGGGGAGGCGGCAAGAAATGGGCGCACACCCTGTGGACGCGCTGGGCGCATATGATGGAGAACAGCGGCGCGGGTGAGATCATCCTGACCAGCATGGAGCGTCAGGGGACGCGGAGCGGCTACGATCTGGAGCTGATCGCGAAAATCTCCAAGGCGGTGAAAATCCCGGTAATCGCCCATGGAGGTTGCGGCCGGCCGGAGCACATGGTCGAGGCTATTCGGGCCGGCGCCCATGCGGCGGCGGCCGGAACGATGTTTGCTTTCACGCAATGGACGCCAAAGGACTGCGCGAGGGTGCTGAATGAGGCCGGGATTCCGGCGAGAGTAGATTAAAATTCTGAAACTCAACTGGAGGTATACAGATGTCAGAGTTCAAGCAGTTTCGCCGCAAGGCAATCGCCGAGATGCGGCCTTACGTTCCGAAGGAAGACTTGCCGTCATCGGTAAGCATCTCTGAAGCCGACCGGCTGGGCGGATCGCCGCAGCTTGGCGACATGATCGCTCGGAACTCGAAGAACCACGATGATATGTGGCTCGTCGCCGAGGCGTATTTCAAGGATAACTTCGAGCCAATTTGGCATGACGTTTGGTGAAGGCAGGGAGCTGAAAATGGCAAGACGTAGCGATTTCTCTCATGCGCGCGACCAGCGCGCGGAGAAGCGCGGCGGGACAGGTTGCCTCGCGCCCGCGATCATCATTCTGGGCTCCATCGGCTTCTGGGCGGGAATGGGCGCTCTGGCGGTTCGGTGGCTGGCGTGACCATCGCAATCATCGTTCAGGCGCGAATGGGCAGCAAACGTTTTCCCGGCAAGATCATGCACCCCTTCCTGCCGGCGTTCGCAGGCGGCCCACGCATGCCGGTGTTGTGGCATGTGCTCAAGCGCTGCCGTGGCGTGCCCAAGGTGGACCTCGTGATCCTGGCTACGCCTGAGAGTCCGGATCACGCTGATGCCTGGGAGGTGGCTGATAAGCTTGGCTGCTACGTGTTCCCCGGCAGCGAGAAGGATGTCTTGGACCGCTACTACCAGGCGGCCAAGTTCTACGAATTGGGAGAGGGCGCTCACATCGTGCGGATCACCGCCGATTGCCCCCTGATCGACCCCCAGGTGGTGCAGGAGACGATCACGCTGCATCAGGCGCAACAGGCCGATTACACCTCGAACGTCATGCCGCGGAGTTACCCGAAGGGCTTCGATTGCGAGGTGATGACCTTCGACGCGCTGGAGGCGGCGTGGCTGCTGGGGAAGCGCGCCGATGACCGCGAGCACGTGACGCCGTGGCTACGGCGCCACTCAGAGATTAAGCGCGCCAACCTCCGCCAGAAGGCGGACCAAAGCGCCATCAACCTGTGCGTGGACTATCCAGAAGACCCTGCGCGCATCGAACTGCTGCTGAAACAAGGATTCAAACCGCATCGTGGAGTGTTGCAATGAAAACGTCGTATTTCAACGTGGTAGCGCTGCTCATCCTGGCTGCTCTCACAATCGGCACGGGCTACGACACCAAGAAAGCTCTGGCTCATGCCGAAGCCGCGGTGACCCAGACGCAAATACATCTGGCCGAGTTTGATCGTCACCTCACCGCCGTGGAAACTCGCATCGGCGAGATTAAATACCGCGACACAAGCGCGCTGGCCGAGTGTGGTATGGAAGCTGGCCGGTTGAAGCAGCGGCTCGACATCATCAAGGACGGCGTGCTGAAGCCCAGCCGCCATGCGGGGAGGAACGGACGATGAAAGACAGGTTGGACTTGTGGACAGGGGAGTTTGGCGACGCCTACCACACGAGGAACGCACCGAGCGAAAGCAACATCAAAGCCCGCGCCAAGTGGCTGCGGGAAGTGTTCAACCATCTACCGCCGCTCGCGCCAGAATCGATTCTCGAAGTTGGCTGCGGCAACGGAGCAAATCTCGTAGCGCTTGAGAGCATGTGCAACGCACTTCTAAGAGGCGCGGAACCTAACGCTCGCGCCCGTCGTAACGCCATCCA